CCAAAGAACTACTTCCCGGTCTAAATGCTGTATTTGGCATCGAATACAAGGACGTAGACAACGAACACGCCCCTCTGTATGCAACCGAACAGTCAGATCGTGCATTTGAAGAAGAAGTTCTTTTCACCGGCTTCGGCACTGCCCCTGTTAAGTCAGAAGGTGCTGCAGTTCAGTATGATTCCGCACAGGAAGGCTATGTCTCTCGTTACACCAACGAAACCGTAGCTCTTGCTTTCGCAGTCACTGAAGAAGCTATGGAAGACAACCTTTATGACACCTTTGCTAAAGTCCGTGCTCGTGGCCTAGCCCGTGCAATGGCTAACACCAAGCAAGTTAAGGCTGCTGACGTTTTCAATAACGGCTTCAGTTCTGCTTACACTGGTGGTGACGGTGTTGCACTATTCTCTTCTGCCCACCCAACCGTAGGTGCAGGGAATCAGTCCAACACTCTAGGTGCAACTGACCTTAGTGAATCTTCACTAGAGTCTGCACTTATCACAATTAGCAAGGCTAAAGATGATCGTGGTATTCTAATCGGCCTACAGGCTGTTTCACTCCACGTTCCTTCAGATCTTATCTACACTGCTGATAAGATTCTTAACAGCACTCTTAGCACCACTACTGCTACCAACAGCACAACTGGTGTTACGAATGTAAATGACATCAACGCCCTTCGTAATCAGGGCGTTCTACCAAAGGGCTTCTTTGTGAACCGCCGTTTCACTGATACAAACGCTTGGTTCCTAAAGACTGACTGCCCCAATGGTACAAAGATGTTTGTCCGTTCACCACTCCAGACCAAGATGGAACCAGATTTCGACACTGGTAACCTTCGCTTCAAGGCCCGTGAGCGTTACAGCTTCGGTTGGTCAGACTGGCGTGGTTTCTACGGTGCTTCAGGTTCTTCCTAAGACCTGATTAACTGTAGATAATGCGTAAGGCTTTGGGGGAGTATTGTCTAGATAACTCTAGCATTACTCCCCCATTGTCTTTTTGTATAAAGCTAAATATGCTGGTATAATAGTACCAGATTAAAATTTAAAAGGAATATCATAATGTCCACAACTCTTCGTGAAGGTTTTGTAACAGGAAGTGGTGCAGTTATTGATGTTGCCTCCAGTGTCACTGTGTCAGATACCCGTGTTCGTGCTCTACACGCTTCAGGTGTAGGCACGTTTCTTATTACTGGCACCTCTACAGATGCCTATGGCACTATTAAAGGTAGCAATATTAAATTTACTCTAACTACCGCCAATGATGCTGGTGATCTTATTTTCCCAGATCTTGGTCTTTTAATGAATGGTGTAGTTAAAGTTTCTGCTCCAACCTCTACAGCTACAGTAGCAGTTTTCTATGGCTAATTATAACTACCTAGTCAATGATATTATCGCGGCATGCGAAAATGATGGATCAGAGTTTTTAAGCTATGTTCCAAATATGGTCAATCGTGCTGAAGAGCGTTTAGTAAAAGATCTAGATGACTATGGTTTGGTAACTTATACTTCAGTAGCAGTTTCTTCAGGTAATAATCAAGTAACTCTACCATCTGGTACACGAGTTATCAAAAACTTTAATATGGTAAGTGATGGCACAAAAATTAATATTCTTCTTCGTACTGATGAATTTATCAATGACTACTGGCCTGTCTCTGCGTCAACATCAGAACCAAAGTATTATGCTCGTAGAAATAACACTACGATTCTAGTTGCTCCCACTCCTGCTTCTACTTACAATGGTGAAATTGTTTACGTATCACGGCCTACAACTCTTAGCTCAGTTTCACAAACAAATTATTTTTCAGATTTCTGCTATGACCTTCTATTTAATGCTTCAATGATTGAGGCTATGGTATTTCAGAAAGATTATCAAACCGCTACACTATTTGAACAGCGTTATAATCAACTATTAGAACTTCAGCGTAACCAAGCTCGTCGTACTCGTCGTGATGACATGCAAACGCCCGCAAGCCCTGCAGGTGGGGATAATACGCTTGTTCCTAACTCAAATTAAAGGTTATAATTACTATGGCTGATAAATTTATTTCTCCAACACTATCCTCTAATGCTGCTATTAGAGAAGCTTTAGGTATTATTAATGATCCTCAAAGTAGTCAGGAAGATATTATTAACTCTAAAAAAGTTCTTTCTAATGCTGGTAAGGCCCGTGTTAAAAGTATGAAAAAATCTATGACACGTACTGGAGATTATTTAGCTCCTGAAGCTGGTTTAAAGAGTGGTGGTAAGGTTAAAAAGGGTTATCACAAAATGCCAGATGGTACAATTATGAAAGATTCTGCTCATAAAAAAATGGCTCATGGTGGTAAGGTTGGTTCTGAGTGTGGTCGTCCAACTGGTAAAGGCTATGGTGCTGCTCGTAAAAGAAAGGGAGCTTAATTATGGCAATGTTTGAAAAGATTGCCAAGTATGCTGCTAAAAAAGGTAAAAAAGCAGCAGAAGAAGAATTTGGCAAAGATGCTGTAAAATCTGCAACACAGAATATTAAACGCAGGGCAGAACAACGTGCTAAAAAATCTTCAAAAAAAGATAAAACAGATTCTAATGTTAAAGTGACACCTACTCGTATTATTGCTGCTCGTAAACCTGCCGAACCTAAAGTTAGTAAAGATATCCAACGTAAAGAATTAAAAGAAGTTTCTAAAAATATAGAAGTTAAAAAAATTCCTGAAGGTGTAAAGGGAGCTAGTAAAGGTAAACGGCGTATGTCAGCTAAACGAGCACGTGAAGCTGTAGGCGAACAAACTGGTGAAACACGAGCTGAGTTTAATGCACGTATGGATCGTGAAGCACGGCAAACTGGTGTAAAACCGGGTCTAGGTCCGGCAGGTCTTCCAGAAGATATCGGATATACTTCTGATCAAATTACTGATGCAATGCGTGGTAGAGTTGATTTAGAAAATACTGAACCAGATCTTACAGAAGTTGTTCGCGGACTTATGAATAAAAAACGTGGCGGTAAGGTAAGTTATAAAAAATCTGGTGGTAAAGTTTCTCCGCGTGGTTGTGGTAAAGCCTTACGTGGTTATGGTAAAGCTATGAAAGGATAAAAATAATCATGGCTAGTAAAAAAATAATGCAAGAAGTTATGAAGTACATTAAAAAATTTTCCGATGAGAGTAAAGCTTCTGGCGATAGGGGTATTGTAGCTGAAAGCACAAGCACAGGAATAAAAGAAAGAGCTAAAAGAAAGGTCGCCCTTGAAGCCCGTATTCGTAAAGGAAATGCTAGTGAAAAGGATAAAGCTAAATTTAAAGCAATGGTAGATAAGGATGCTGAAGATGCTTCACGTGCAGCAAGAGCAGGAGCAGCAACTAAAAGAGCTAATGCATTAAAAGAGGCTGGTAAGGATAAAAGAGATCCACGTGATACTTTTGTACAAACAGGAGAACTTGTAGGGGATTATACGCCTACTAAAAGTGAAATTAACCAAGCTAAGTCTAATCTTGAAGCACGGGGTATGACCCCTGCTGCTAGAGAAAAATTAGCTATAATTGAAAAAAACTATATTAAAAGAAAATCTGGTGGCCGTGTAGCTCCAAAAGGTTGTGGTAAAGCACTACGTGGCTATGGTAAGGCAATGAAAGGTAAGTAATGCCTCTAAAGAAAGGTAAGTCTGCAAAGACTGTCAGTTCAAATATTCGTAAGCTCAAGAAGGAAGGTCGTCCTCAGAAGCAAGCAGTAGCTATTGCCCTGAGTACGGCAGGTAAGTCTAAAGCTATGAAGAAGGGAGGTGGTCCTGTATCTCGCTCACGGGTTAACGAAGCCGGAAACTACACCAAGCCGGGACTTCGCAAGCGTCTATTTGAAAATATTAAGTCAGGTTCAAAAGGCGGTAATCCGGGTCAGTGGTCTGCTCGTAAAGCACAGCTACTTGCTAGTGAGTATAAAAAAGCTGGTGGAGGATATAAAAGCTAATGGCACTTCGTAAACCACAGAGGAGTTTAAAGGCTTGGACAAAACAAAAGTGGCGTACCAAATCCGGCAAACCATCCAAAGAAACAGGAGAACGATATTTACCATCCGCTGCAATCAAATCACTCAGTCCTGCCGAATATGCTAGAACTACCAAAGCAAAAAGACAGGGAACTCAACAGGGAAAACAATTTGTAAAGCAACCTAAGACCATTGCAAATAAAGTTAAGAGATACAGGAAAGTTAAGTAACATGGCACTAACTGACGCAGAAAAGAATAAACTTCGTAAACTAGGACTAAGTGGCCTTAATAAACCAAAGCGTACTCCTAGTCATCCAACTAAGAAAGGTGTTGTTGCAGTAAGAGCACCTTCAGGTGGTGTAAAGGTTATTCGCTTTGGTGATCAGAAGATGGGTCATAATTACTCACCAGAAGCTCGTAAATCATTTAAAGCTCGTCATGGTAAAAATATTGCCAAGGGTCCACAGAGTGCAGCCTACTGGGCTGATAAGTTATTCTGGGCTGGTCCTTCAGGTTCTAAGAAGTCTCCTCCTAAATCTCAGAAATATGTTCGTGGTATAAAGAGAAAATAATATGGCTATTAACAGATCAAGTATAGGACAACAGATTATGAAAGCACCCATGAAAAAAAAAGTTATGAAAAAAGCAAAAGGTGGGATTATGTCCTATCTTTCTCCAGCTTATGCTTTAGCTAAAGGTGGTCCTAAAAATCTTATAAATTCTTTTAGTCCTTTGGCTATTGCTATGGGCAGTGGCAAAAAAGAGAAAAAATCTGGTTCAGATACTAATCAAGATTTTAATACTTCAGATAAGGGAACACGGGGTCTTTCAGTTCGGAGTATTAAAAAGGGTGGTAAAGTTGGACCTAAAGGATGTGGTGCTGCCATGCGTGGTTATGGTAAAGCCATGAAAAAAGGAAAATAATTAAGAAAGGTAAGTAATGTCCACATCAGGCACCTATAACTTCTCAATGGATATTGATGAAGTTATTCAAGAAGCAATGGAAATGATTGGTGGTGAACAGACACTAGGACATGATCCTAAGTCTGCTCGTCGTTCAATTAATTTGCTATTACAAGATTGGCAGAATCGTGGAGTACTTCTTTGGACTGCCGATACAACTACAGTTTCAGTATCTACCAGTGTTACAGCTTATGAACTTACCTCTTCAACTTTAGATGTACTAGAAGCTGTAGTTAATCTTAGCACTACAGATATTCAACTTGATCGTATTAGCATGGAAGAGTATCTCAAGATTCCTCGTAAAAGCCAAACAGGCCGTCCTACACAGTATGCAATTCGTCGTGGTAGGACCAATCCTACAATGTATATCTGGCCTGTTCCAGATTCTACCAGCTACACAGTCAAGCTAGAAAAAGTTCGTTATATTCAGGATGTAAATAAATCTGCTGTTCAAATTGCAGATATTTCTCGTAGGTTTCTTCCCTGCCTTCCAGCAGGACTTGCGTACTTCATGTCACTTAAGCGTCCCGGTATTACAGAAAATCGTGTAGCTTTTCTTAAAGGGGAATATGAAGAACGTCTAGCAAGAGCTATGGATGAAGACAGGGAAAGGTCAAATATTCGTATTGTACCTCGTTTAAATCTGGTATAATAGTATGGCTAGTGAAAAAAGAGCAATTGGTGAATGTGATATTTGTGGTTTTGAATATCCACTCCATCAATTAAAAAAGAATAGCATGGGTTTTAGAGTATGTCTTAGTGACTGGGAGGGTGCTTACAATCTTCAAAACCATCCTCAAAATAAAATTCCTAGAGTACATGACGATGAAAATATTCGTAATGCTAGGCCAGATGAAGGAGATACTTACGTAACTGTTACAACAACAGATTGGCTACCGCCAGTTTATCCATAAGGTAATATATTATGGCATCAACTAAAAGAGCATATGCAATCTGTGATATTTGTGGGTTTAGGTACAAGTATACACAACTAAGAAAAAATAGTTACGGTATGCTTGTTTGTCCAGAAGACTGGGATGGTGCTTATGATATGAAGAACCATCCACAAAACAAACAACCAAATGTTCGTGATGACGAGTTTTTAACAGATCCTAGACCACCAACTAATTTTGGTAGGAATAAAAACTGGGAAGATGCTTACACGAATTGGGAAGATACAAATAGTGATTGGAATACAATATAATGTCTTCACTTACTGGTAAACAAATTGCAAATACCTATAAAGATCTATTACAAGTCAGTAATAGTAACTCAGGTATTGACACAACTTTACGATCAGTATCAGATGGTAAAGGTACTGCCTCTCCACTACAATTAAGTAATGCAGCCGTTAATATTGATGGTACTTTTCAATTAAGCGGTGTAACTCTTACAGCTTCAGCTTCAGTCCTTAATGCAGTAGCAGACCTCACAGGTGCTACAGGTATGGTCGCTGTTAGTGGCGGTCAGGTCTATGGTCGTACACTTACTGCAGGTACAGGTATTGCAATTACTAATGCAGATGGTACAGAAGGTAATCCTACATTTAGTCTAGATCCATCAGGTGTTGTATCTGGTAACTATGGACCATTTACTAACTTTGAAGTAAATCAGTATGGTCAGGTAGTTAGTGCAACAGCAGTATCTACAAGTGTATCTATTCCTACACTTCGTGCGGATGAAATTATTGGTGGTACTCTTACACTAAGTTCAAAAGCCAGCATTGGTGGTGATCTTAATGTTGATGGTGCAGGTACTATTGATGGTATTGTTTCACTAGCTGATGATCTTTATGTAAGTGGTTCAACTTATATTGGTACAAATCTTTCAGTAACTGGTGACACTCGTACAGATTTTCTTTATGCTGTAAGTGCAAGTATTGAAGATGCACGTATTGGTACTCTTAACTTTACAGATGTATCGGTATCTTCATTTACTGCAGGTAATCTTAATGTAACAGGTACTGTATCTGTAGGAACAGCTATTGTACTTGCTGGTGACAATGTAGCAACGTCTGCTGGCCTTGCTACAGTATCTTCAGCTTTAGCTACCAGCATTGCAACTGCAAATACTCGTATTACTTCCGTTAGTGATTATGCTGTAGCTCTTTCCGCTACAATGGCTACAAGCATTAATAATAGTAATACAAACATTGCTGCCGTATCTGCCTTAACTTCAGTAAACGCAACGGCAATTACAAGTATTAATACTGTTGTAGATAATTTAGATTTTGCTACATCTGCAGAATTAGCCGCTGTATCTTCAGCTTTAGCTACAAGTATTGCAACTGCAAACACTAGAATTACTTCAGTCAGTGATTACGCTGTAGCACTGTCTGCAACTTTTGCAACAAGTATTAATAATAGTAATACAAATATTGCGGCAGTATCAGCTTTAACTTCTGTAAATGCTGCAGCCATTACATCTATTAATACTGTTGTAGATAATTTAGATTTTGCTACATCTGCTGAATTAGCTGCTGTTTCATCTGCACTAGCTACAAGTATTGCTTCAGCTAATAGTCGTATTACTTCAGTTAGTGATTATGCAGTAGCTTTATCTGCAACTTTTGCTACAAGTATCAATAATAGCAACACTAATATTGCAGTAGTATCTGCACTTACATCTGTTAATGCAGCAGCTATTACTTCAATTAATACAGTTATTGATAATTTGGACTATGCAACTTCAGCAGAATTAGCTGCTGTATCTTCTGCTCTTGCTACTAGCATTGCAACTGCAAATACTAGAATTACATCTGTCAGTGATTACACTGTAGCATTATCAGCTACAATGGCTACTAGCATTGCAAATCATTTGCCTTTAGCTGGTGGTACTCTTACAGGACAACTTGTGGGTACTTCTGCAACATTTTCAGGAGCAGTTTGTGCTACAGATTATTATGGTGATGGTAGTAATTTAACAGGTATTAGTGCAGTAGTTAGTGTAGACGATGATGTAGTAACTAACGCAGAAGAATATCCGATTTATGTATCAGCTACTGGTACTTTAAGTAAACTTAAAACTGCAACATCTAAATATACATTTAATCCTTCTCAAGGAACATTAAATGCTTTTCAACTTGCAGCAAGTAATGGTATACTATTAAATAGTTTTACAGTGACAAATTCATTTACTATTCCTACTGGATATAACGCTTTATCTGCAGGACCACTTACAATTGATGCTGCAGTTACAATTGTTGTTCCTGCAAGTTCAACATGGGTGATTGTCTAATGTCAACTCTTAACGTAGCAACTGTCAACGCAACCACGACGCTGAACACCTCTTCCATCAACGGCGGTCAGCTTGCTGGCTTTCGTAACAAGATCATCAACGGCGATATGGTCATCGACCAGCGAAATGCTGGGGCGGCGGTGACGGCTTCCGGCGCTTATCCCGTGGATAGGTTTCGTACTAACCATTCAACGGACGGTGCTTTTTCAGCACAACAAGACTCCTCTACTCCAGCGGGATTTGTTCAGTCTCTTAAATTTATGACAACAACAGCCGACGGAACTCTCACAGGCGCTCAAAACCTATGTTGTTTTCATTATGTTGAAGGAAACAACATAACGGATTTGGCGTGGGGGACCGCATCAGCAAAATCTGTTACGCTTTCGTTCTGGGTGCGATCTAGCCTTACTGGGACTTTTGGCGGCGCTTTTTCCAATT